GTATTTTTTCAAAATATTTCATGGGAAATAATAAGATGATATTTCTGATTTAGACCATGTTGCATTTGCAAATGGTACATATGTTCCTGTTTCAAACTCTGTAAAATTTAACCCAACCATTATTGCAGCCGAAGTCAAATTTGGTAAGTATCTTACCACTGGATCATTTATATCTGCGTGTTTTACGGACATCCCGCTTAAAACACATGGAAGTGGTTCACCAAACCAATTTGCAGACAGTCCATTATCTGAGCCAGCAGAATTTGTACATACTAGACTCCAAAGATTTTGAGGATAGGTTCTTTCGGGTAAAGCTGCGACGGTTGGGTATGATGATTTTCTAAAAGTTCCAATTATATTATTTACTTGTAGTGTCTCTTCTTCATTTTTTGGAACAAAAATATATTCAAAATAATAAGATTTTCTTGCTTCAGAAACCATAGTTAATTCTGTTATATTGGAAAATCTTCTATATGTCGTAGTCGCATACTGTCTTTCGGCAAAAAATGAAATTGGAGCCATTACTCTAGAAAAAAGGGTTCCAAAATTGGCTTCACCGCCACTATTTTGCATTCCAGCCATAGAAAGTACGGGCCCAACTGGGTTTTGTCCTTCTCCAAACTGGTGAATTACACTGTAACCCGGTTCTTTTGGTAGCGGTAAGCGTATTTGATGCCAACTATTTGTGATTATCCCCGCTCTTGTTCTTTCAACATTAATTAAAGAATAGGGTGCAACAAAAAAATTCATCCACAAAGGAATTTCTGTATATGCTCTGGATATTGGATATTGATAATATGCCATTTTTAATATTTATGCTTTTCATAAATATTTTATAATGGCCTATCGTACTAAATTCATACCCAAAAATAAATTAAAATATATTGGAAACCCAGACAAAATTAACTGTAGGTCGTTATGGGAAAGAAATGTTTGTAAATTTTTTGATGAAAATCGGTCAATAGTAAAATGGGCTTTTGAAGAAATAGTTATTCCTTATGTAAGCCCAATAGATCAAAAAATAAAAAACTACTATCCTGATTTTTTAGTAGAATTTGTTGTTGGTGAGGAAAAAAAAATTTGGTTAATAGAGGTTAAACCAAAAAAACAAACATATTTAAAAGAAAATGCAACAAAAAATGAAAAAATCACATGGGCAGTAAATGCTGCAAAATGGAATGCTGCAAAATCTTTTTGTGAAAAAAATAAAATAGAATTTAAATTACTGACAGAAAGAGAATTATTTAATAATGACAACTAACTCCATACAAGTTTTAAAATCATATATTGATACAAATAACGGTCTACAAAGACCAAATAGATATAAAATAGATTTGATAAACATTCCATCGCCAGTAAAACAAAATGTTACGCTACCACAAGGTTCTGGAAGCTTAATAACATTATTTTCTGGGGCAGTAAATTTTGGTGGCAGAACAACAGATGTCACCTATGACGCTTTGAGCGGATATGGTTTTGGCAGAATGGTTCCCAAATCTACAAGATTTGTGGGTGGTGTTATGGCAGTTTTGCCAGTCACTGGTAGACCTTGGGTGTTAGATTTATTTAATAGATGGTTTGATTACCTTTACGGCCAATCGTCAACAGGTCAAACAAATTTTTCTGTACCATACTACGACGAAGCCGTCCAAGATGTTCAAATGCTTATCAGCTTATTGGACTTAAATGGAAATACAGTAAAAAGATTTTACTTTTCGGAAGTATACCCAATTGAAGCGCTTCCTCTTGAATTTAATATGGCAAGCACAGATAAGTTTTTAACATATCAAGTAACATTTAATTATAGAAAAATGTCTTTAGTATAAGGATTAAAATGGAATTAGTGAATCAAATTAAAAATTTTTTACCGACTTATGAAACATTTTTACCTTTTAGCAAACAAAAAGTAAATTATTCACCATTTAAAGTAAAAGATTTAAAAAATATTTCAATAATATTGCAAGAAGATGATAAAAAGTTGTCATTAAAAGCATTAATACAATGTTTGCAAAACAACACAAATTTAAAAAATCCAGAGCAATTATGTTTAGCAGATGCCGAATATTTATTTTTACAAATAAGATCAAAAAGCATAGATGAAGTTTTAAACTTAATAATAAACGGTGAATCTTGCAAAATAAACATATCTGACATAAAAACAAAAAATACAATTCAATCAAATACGGTAAATATTTTAGATGATGTGTCCGTAGTATTGCAGACACCCACTATATCTGAAATTTTAAATTTAGAAACATTTTCTGAAGAAAATTATCAAAAACTTTGTATCAAAAAAGTATTCATAAAAAATGAACTATATGATTTAAAAAAATATATATCAAATGATATAAAAGAAATTTTAGATAATTTACCAATTAAATGTATTCAAGAATTAAATAATTTTATTTTAAATGAACCTACTCTTTTTATAGAATATAAAGAAAAAGAAGGGGAGGTCGCTGGGACACTTACTTTTTTTACCTTTCATTAAAATATTTTGATTTAGTTGATTATTATAAAACAAATTTTAATTTAATTAAACAATTAAATTTAAAAATAGATGACATGGAAAATATGTATATGTGGGAAAGAGAAATATATATAAAGTTATTAATCGACTTTAATCAAGATCAATTAAACAGACAAAAAGAAAGAGAATTTCAGGACCAACTTAGATGAAATCCGATAAAGTAAAACTAAATTTAAAAGCGGAATCTGCTGCTTTTAGTGGAAAAATACCAAGCTTAGATATCAACAGCGAGCCTATACGTACTAATGCTGATATAAGACTTCCAAGTTTTACATCTGAGTTTTCAAAAACAAATTCCTTTAATCCAATTGAACTTGACAAATCTTCTTTAGGATATAATTTAAACTCCTTCAATCCTACGCCATTTAAAAATGAAAACTTAAATCCAAGTACTTTAAACACGCCAACTATAGAATCCTCACCGATGCCTATAGTTTCGGAGTCCGTTCAACCAATGGCACCCCAGATTGCAAGTACATCATTAAGTGGACAAGAAAATTTAAGAGGGGTAGATAGCGCACCAAATATATTGGCATCTTCGCAGTTAATTAATGCATCGTTAAATACAAACCAATATCAAAATGAAGATATTTCAAAACAAATAAAAAACGTAATGAAAAAAGAAATTTCTCCAGTTTTAGAAAATTTGGGCCAATACATATCTAATGTTGCGAATACAAACCCATATAATGCAAATCAAAGTGATGAAATGCCCACCATACCCCCAACAAATTTGGTTTTTTTAGATAGAATCAACCGAGCAACGCAATTGCCTAAGTGGGCATAAAAAAAGCCCCCTTGCGGGGGCTTTTCTCAATCATTCTCCATTTCGGAGAAGTACTTTAGAGGATCTTTTTCCTCTACGTCTTCCGACACCAGCGTCTCGCTCACATCATCCTCAATGCTCTTGGACTCAGTGAACTGCGCACGGATATCGTCGCCAGTTGCCTTCTTAAGGCGCTCCTGAAGCTCCTGGTAGCTCTTGAACTGGCTCTTGTCAGTGAACTCCTTGAGGGAATACTGCTTCTTCCAGAGCTCCTCTAGCTTCTTATCGTCCCCTCCAAACAGCGGGGCAGGAGATGCAAATTCGCTACGATCATAATTTACATAACCACCAACATTGCGAATCTTGATCTTAAAATCAGCACCAGTCCAGAAGTTAAACGGGTCGACCGCAACTTCATCTTGATACTCGGGGTGAGCAAGGCTCTGAATCTTCTGGAAGATTTTGGTACCGTACTGATACAAAAAGTTTTTACCCTTGTTCTCCGGGTTAGCGGGGTCTTCGATGACCAAAATATTAGAGATATAAGTCAACTTACGCTTACGATTTCGCGCAATGTTTTTATCATCCTCAATACCACTATTCCAAAGTTCGGTATTTGCCGCACACACGGGGCACTTTTCACCAATGGTCGTGGGGCAGTTTTCGTAAAACCAACCACCCTTGCCCTTGAAGGTGTGGCTATAAACTGCCACAAATGGGCTATCCTCACCATTGATTTCCGGCAGAAACCGAATTACTGCGTAACCATTGCCAGCCTTGTCAATACCAGGCTTCCAGATACGCTCATCTTTATAGCTTTCCTTGGAGGTGAGCTTGTCAAGACGCTCGGTGAGGGATGCGACTGAGTTCTTACTCTTCTTCTTAAAATCTGAAAAATTTGCCATATGTTTCTTTCCCCGAGGAACTACCTCGGCCTTAGTTACAATCAATATAATACCAGTATCGTGTTAGTCAATAGGTAATTTTTTATTTTTTGATTTTTTAATTAAGTTTAAAGTCTGAGCTTCTGTTTGTATTTTTTCTATTAAAGGCTTAGTTAAAAGTTTTCCCGCTGCTACTGGGTCCAATCCCATTTCTTCAGAAAGCTCTAAAACACAATCCATAAAAGATAATTTTGTTAATTTAACTCTATCTATTATTTTATTTGAAAATTTTTCTTTTGCTGATTCATCTATATACATAAT